AAATATCGCAACTGACACTACAGGTCCTGATTGGGGTTATGTTACTAAAGGTTTCCATATGGATAGTGGAGCAACTATTGTAACTATTTCTAACGGATATGTTACTTCAGGTCAGTCAGCGTTTGAAGTGGGTGCGGGTTCATTCTCGAGCGAACCTTTAGACAGTGATAATCCTTATTACAACTTAAATACAAGAAAATATACCGTATATGCTTACGGCGGATTTGACGGTTGGGACATTTATAGAGCGTCTAGAACAAACGCAGATACATTCGCGTTAGGTCAGACAGGATACAAACAAGGAGCGGCAGCTTCCGCAACATATCCTACAGCATCAGGTTGGGGAGCGTTCAAACAAATTTCAGGACCAAACCAAGAAACTTGGGCGAACACTGACTACTACGCTTACAAATGGGGTCAATCAACATTCTCTAATCCTGAATCTACAAATATAAATGTGTTTGTTACACCAGGAATTGACTATGTAAACAACAGTAACTTAGTTGAAGATGCGGTTAATTTGATTGAGGAAGATAGAGCAGATTCAATTTACATCTGTACTACACCTGACTTTAACTTATTCTTACCTTCTTACCAAAATATAGAAGAGGGGTTAATTTATCCTCAACAGGCGGTTGACAATTTAGAGACTACGGGTATAGACTCTAACTACACAGCAACTTACTACCCTTGGGTATTAACAAGGGATAGTGTTAATAACACACAAATTTATCTTCCCCCTACGGCTGAAGTTACTAAAAACTTAGCATTAACAGACAACATTGCATTCCCTTGGTTCGCATCAGCGGGTTACACGAGAGGTCTTGTAAATGCAATTAGAGCGAGACGTAAGTTGACACAAGAAGATAGAGACGTATTATATAAAGGTAGAATCAACCCAATTGCGACTTTCAATGATGTTGGTACGGTAATTTGGGGTAATAAAACTCTACAAATTAGAGAATCTGCACTTGACAGAATCAACGTTAGAAGATTATTACTACAAGCTCGTAAGTTAATTTCAGCAGTGGCAATTAGATTATTATTTGAACAAAATGATGACAAAGTAAGACAAGACTTCTTAGATTCAGTAAATCCAATTTTGGATTCAATTAGAAGAGACCGAGGTTTGATTGACTTTAGAGTTACAGTTTCAAATACACCTGAAGATTTAGACTCAAACACTCTTACAGGTAAGATTTACTTGAAACCAACAAGAGCGTTAGAATACATTGACATCGAGTTTGTTATTACACCAACAGGAGCATCATTTGACAACGTATAATAAATGTGGGGGGTCATTCCCCCACTTATTTTTAAAATATAAATAAAATGAAAATTAAAAAGAAAGTTATTAAAGAGTCAGTTGGAATCAAAGATTGGTCGGACAAAACTTATTCCACAAAAAAACAAAATGTAGTTTTAACTGAATCTCAGTTAGAAAAACTTTTAGAAAAACTTCAAAAATAATGGATATTAAAGGGTATGTTAGAAAATTTGTTCAACAAAGATTGAACGAAGGATTTGATGATGTTGGTAGACCTGACTTAAAATATTATGCATTTGATTGGGATGACAATATTTTATTCATGCCAACTTCTATTTTGGTTATGGATGAAGACGAAAACGAAATACCCATGTCAACAGAAGACTTTGCAGAGTACAGAGAAAAAATTGGTTTTGAACCGTTTATGTATAAAGGTAAAAGAATCGTCGCATTTTCTATCGGAGCATTTAAAAACTTTAAGGAGTTTGGAAACAAAAGATTTATTATTGATTCAATGGTTGCAAAACCCGGTCCGTCTTGGTCTGATTTTGTGGAATGTATAAATGGTGGGTCAGTTTTTTCTATAATTACCGCTAGAGGTCATAGTCCTGAAACTTTAAGAGAGGCTGTTTACAACTTAGTAATGAGTAATAAAAACGGAATAGACTCAAGAGAATTAGCTAGAAATTTATACAAGTATCGAGAAATAGGAAACAAAGTTAAAGCGGACACTACTGTTAAAGCATTGTCACCATCAGAACTTAATGACTATTTGGACTTATGTAAATTTGAACCCGTGTCTTTTAAAAAAGGAAACGCCTCTAACCCTGAACAAGCAAAATTTGATGCATTAAAACAATTTATATCTTATTGTAAGAGTTTGGCAAGTGAATTAAAAAGTCGTTACGGGGTTGAGGGTAGTCCTATGTTTAAAAATGATGTTGAATTTAATTCAAGTTGGGAACCTTATATTGGTTTTTCAGATGACGATTTAAGAAATGTTGAAAAAATTAAAGAATTATTATCTAGTGAGTATGAAGAATTACCTTTAAACTTATATTTAACAAAAGGAGGAAATAAAGTTAAATACTAGTTTCTAGTTATAGAATAAATTTAAAATAATTGAAAGTAAATACAAAAAATAATTTAGTAAGTATTTATAGTAAAATAAAATAAAAATTAAAAAATAAGAAAACATGGCTGATTTATTAATGAGAATGCCGTTTCAGTACGAACCAAAAAAGAAAAATAGGTTTATACTAACATTTGACTCTAGTTTGGGTATTAATTCATGGTATGTTGAAAAAGCGTCAAGACCGTCAATTAAAATTGATACAAAAGAAATTAAATTTTTGAATACTGAAACTTATGTTGCAGGGTCTTTTGCGTGGGACACTATTTCTGTAACCTTAAGAGACCCGATTGGTCCATCGGCAGCTCAGGCGGTAATGGAGTGGGTTCGTTTACATGCTGAATCAGTAACAGGTCGTATGGGTTATGCTGCTGGTTACAAAAAAGATGTGAACTTAGAAATGTTAGACCCAACAGGAGTTGCAGTTGAAAAGTGGATATTACAAAATTGTAGTATAACGGAAGCAAAATTTAATGAGGTCGGGTATGATGGTTCAGACCTTATGACTGTAGACATGACTTTGAGACCGGATAGATGTATTCTAGTTTACTAAAATTTTAAAAATAAAATTATAATTAATCCCGTCAATAGATGGGATTTTTTATTTACAATAATTTTATTCAAAATATTTTTAAAATAAAAACTATGGACGAATCAGCAAAATACGGGCAAATGGATTTTAGTTTGCCACATGACGTAATAAAATTACCATCACAAGGTATATTTTACAAACCAAAAAAAGAAACTATTAAAGTAGGTTTTTTAACCGCACAAGATGAAAATATTTTGATGTCACAAAATAACGATAAAGATGGAATTATTTATTCATTACTTAGACAAAAAATATATGAACCTGGATTTAACATTAATGATATGTTAGATTGTGACGTTCAAGCAGTTTTAATTTTTTTAAGAAACACATCTTTTGGTCCTGAATATAACTTTACGGTTACTGACCCGAGAACAAACAAAACTTTTGAAACAACTGTTCTTTTAGATGCGTTGGATTACAAACCGATTGAAGAAAAACCTGATTTTGAAGGGTTATTCTCATATGTACTACCAAAATCTAAAAAAGAAGTTAAGTTTAGACTGTTGACAATTGGGGACCAAAAAGAGTTGGACAAATTTAATTCTCAATATCCAGCCGGTATGACCGTACCTATTGCAACCAAAAGATTAGAAAAACAAATTGTAGAAATCGATGGTTCTAAGGACCCACTTCAAATTGTAAAGTTTATTAATCAAATGCCAATATCAGATGCAAAAGACTTTAGAAGATTTGCATATAAATGTGAACCAAAAATCGATTTACAAAAAGTAATTCAAACCCCGTCTGGAGAAAAAGTGACTATTGATGTTACTTTTGGGGTGGAGTTTTTTCGCCCTTTCTTCTGATTATCAAAAACATCTATTAGACGAAATATATTATTTAGTCAAGTTCGCAAGATTTTCTTATCGAGACATCATGAGTATGCCAACATATGAAAGAAAGTTCTTCATTAATAAGTTGATTGAAGAAAATAAAAAACAACAAGAATAATATTTATTAAATAAAACTATATGATGTTTTTAGGTTATTCTGACCCTTTTGCTGGCACTGGTAGTGGCGGTCCTACCTATACAGATGTACAAGTTTCCAACTTTTCAGACCAATTAAATAAGGCGTTTAATTCTGCATTTGACCAAACAAGGGTTGAAAATTTCTTTTTAACGTTAGAATCCAAAGCAACAAAACTAAATACAACTTTAGGTCAAGGACTTAGAAAGGGCGTTGTTGAATTTCAAGAAGAAATTTATAAAGTTTATGAAGAAGGTATACAATATGGTATTGCATTTGAAGATGCGGGAAAATTTCTAGAAGGAGTACAATCAAGTATGGGTAGGATGATTCCTACAAGTGCTGAAATGACAAAAAACGCATTAGTTTTTGGAAAAGCAATCGGAGAAACTCCTGAGAATGTCGCTAAACTTATTGGAGGAATGACTCAATATGGTATTACACAAAGTAAATCCATTGCGATAATGAATAAAGTTGCTGCAACCGCAAAGGCGTCAGGTGTTGATGCAAAGGTACTAACCAAAACAGTGTCTGATAATATCCAAAAGGCTCAAATATACGGTTTTAAAAATGGTGTCGAAGGTTTAACAAAAATGGCCGCTCAAGCACAACGTGTAGGTTTAAGTTTAGATAAAGCACAAACAACAGCAAACCTAATCTTGAATGGTGGTCCCGAAAAGGCCGTGGAAATGGCTTCTCAATTACAAGCATTAGGTGGTAATATTGGTGCATTAGGTGACCCCTTTCAATTAATACACATGTCAATGTATGATATGGAAGGACTTCAAGACCAAATTATTAAAGCCTCATCAGCTGCTGTTGATTTTAATGAAACTACAGGTGAATTTAAAATTGGTGGTGAGGAAATGTTGAGATTAAGACAACAAGCCGATATTTTAGGTCTATCTTATGAAGACGTTGCTAAAGGGGCAATCAATGCCAGAAAAGAACAAGAAATTATGTCCAAAGGGATTGATTTTAAAGGTTTAACTGAGGAACAAAGAGGGTTAGTTTCAAGTTTGGCAGAAATTGGACCTGGAGGTAAAGTATCTATAGATTTACCAGGTTTTGATGAAGCAGGAAAAGACTTGGCAACACTTATGAATGATAATACTTTCATAGATGCATTGAATCAGTACAACAAAGATTTAGGTAAGAGCGAACAAGATTTACAAACAGAAATGTTACAAAATGCTAAAAATCAACTAAGTGTACAAGATAAACAATTGGCAACATTAATTACAATTCAAAACCAAGGTATTTTTGGTCAAGGTTTAGATGTTGGGAAAACAATACTTAAAGCCGGAGAAGATAAAACATTATATGGTGCGGCTGAAACATCTCTTAATGGTTTAATCAGAGAGTTCAAAAATTCGTTTGATAATGCAAATTCCTCAATTAAAACCGCATACGAATTTCAATTGGCTACTTTTACAACTTTTATAGCAACTCTTAAAGCTCTTGTTGATACAACTGTTGCCTCTATACAAGTAACACTTGGGGGTATAACACCACCTTCACCAAACCCAACAGTAAAAGTTTCAGATGCATTTGTACCTGCAGGTGGAGGAAAAATGGTTACGGGTTCTTTTGGTAAATTTTTGGGAGACACTAAAGATGATATGTTACTTTCTCCTGGAATTGGAGATTTTTTTAACAAATATAATGAATCTGAAAATATTTTAAAATCAATTGGAGGTCCCAAATCGGGAGGAGATTTATCTTTATTATATAAAAACGCTACCGCTCAACCATCACAAAATTTGGTTGACTTATTAACAAAGTCTTCTTCATTTTCACCAACTAATACAGAAACAACTCAAAAAGTAGAAATTGGAGGTAAAACTGAAGTTACTTTGAACATTAACACAAATATACCACAAAATCTAATAAACGAAGTTTTAAATACGTCACAATTAAAAGAAACAATTATGTCCACAGTCAATACTAGATTAAGTGCTGAATATTCAGATAAATTATCAAATGCATTTATTACTCAAAAAAGAGGATAAAAATTAAACAATGTCTATTTATAAAATAAACAAATAAATGGATAGTCCACTTTCATTTAACTCTTCTGAAAACTTTAGAAAAAGATTATTAACACGAAATCTTAAACCATATCGTGTTGACGGCACATCTTTTGGAGAATCTTTTCAAAATAAAGAATTTCAAATTGTAGATTATTCAGTAAAAGACTCTGAAGAAATTTCTAAAATTGGTGACATACAGGAAAAAGATTTATATAAACAAAATAAATATGGCCCTGATAATAGTAACTCCACCTACGGAGATATGGTCAATATTAACGTTAATCTTAATGTTGAAACTAATTTTGGTTTATATGGTTTTAAAAACTCCATTAACTCTAAATTAGAAAAAATTGGAGACGGACAAGAAAAATTATTGTATGTTAATAACATTTACGGGCCAACAGAATTTGAAACATCATATGGTAATACCATAGAAATTAACAAAAATTTACAAACAGAAACAAATAAAGGTAAATATGGTTACCCTTTAACTGTTGGAAGTGATTTAGAAAAAATTGGTGATACAAAAGAAAAAGAATTAATTGTAACAAACCTTTATAAACCACTTAACACAAATGACCGTGGTTTTGGTGATACTGTATGGTACATTAATAATAATCAAACAATTCAATCAAGAGGAGAGGGTGAATATAGTATTTCGGATACAATAAATAGTTTTTTAGATAGTATAGGAAACCAACAAGAAATTTTATCTAAAGTAAGAAATGCGTATAAAAATTCTGCAATTAATGGTTTTGGTACGCCTGTTTATTCAATTAATGATTTAAAACCTTTTGTAACAAATGGACAAGGTGAATATACTATCGCCGATACAATCAACAGTTTTTTAAATTCTATTGGTAATCAACAAGAAATTGCGTTAAAAGTATTAAACGTTTATAAAAATACTAGTAATAATGGTTTTGGAACACCTGTTTATAGTATTCAAAATAACCAAGTTATTCAAACTGTAGGTGCGGGAGAGTACAATATTTCTGATACTGTAAACAATAGATTAGAAACAAACGGTAATGATAGGGAAGTTATTTTAAGAGTTTTAAATAAATATACACCTGACGCATCCACTCCAGGGTACGGAGCAACAAAATATTCAATTAATAACATATTATCTTTAGGTTCAAATGAAGGTGAATATGGTTTCCCTGATACAATAAATAGCGAATTAGAACAAGATGGTGAACAAAATAGAAATACCTTATACCCATTAAACCAATATGGTCCTGGTGGTGGTTTTTTAGATACTGTATTCCCATTTATTAATAAGCAAACAAAGGCTAACGAAAAAGAATATGACTTTACAGACACAATTAATAGTGAGTTAGAAATTAAAGGTGAAACCGATAGACCCATATTATTTGCTATAAATCAATATGGACCTGAACAAGGACAATCTCAATCTACTGTAGTTCCAAATTTAAATTTACAAACAAACGCCAACGAAGGTAATTATGGTTTTCCTGATACACTAGACAGTGAATTAGAAATTAAAGGTGAAAATGAAAGACCTTTATTATTTAGTGTAAATCAATATAACCCTGAAAATCAACCAACAGATTCAGTAGACATCAATGTAAATTTGGGTAAATTGTCAAATGAAGGTGAATATGGTTTTCCCGATACTAAAGGTAGTGGATTAGAAGTTATTGGATTTCAAAAAGAACAAGAGGCATATGTTAGAAATAAATATGTAACAGGTGATGGAGACTATGATGTAATAACAATTGATGAAATTATACCAACAAGTTATGGAAGTGCATATGCATATTCATTAACACCTTTAAATTTTATACCTTCAACCTATAGACCTATTAATATATTATTAAGCGACAACCCAAGAGGTTCTGATGGTACTTTGTCACAGGATTCCGCATTAGCGGGAATTGGTGCAAGACAATTAAAAAAAGAATATAAGTATAGAATTGCAAGTGAGTTGTTGTCTCAAACTTTAGGTAGAGTTAATGCTCTTGACTCATCGGTTGACCCCGATAGTGGTGAAATATCAGTAAAACCAAACCTTAACCCATTTGACGCAGCGGGAATAATATCAGGAAATATTCCGTTATTAGCTAGAAATTATACAATTACATCACCTGAATCATTAGTTGGAAGAGCGTTGAATTTTACAGCTAAAATAGCAGGATTATATTCACCGTATTCCATTATAGTTGGAGAATATTTTGACTACCCAAATAAACGTATGTTAAATAGACTTGTTGAAAACCCAGTTGAAGTTGTGACAAGTACTGTTATGGGAGCAATTAGAACAATAACAGGTCAAAAAAACAAAAGAGGGTCTGAACTTTTTTTAGCCAACACATCTAACGCAACAAGAAGTCTATTGTTTGGGCAATTGTTTTATAATTTATATAGACCTGATTATAGAGGTCTAACTTTAAGAAGACCTTCTTTATTTGCCCCATCCCCTGAATTTTATGGTGGTGGTAATTCTGATGATATATTTTCTACTTTAATATCTCCAGTTAATGCTCAACCCCTAGACAGGAACGGAGAACCTAGTGGTGCACCTGTTTACTCAGTGGGTGAAATAGGAAAGTATTTTGAAGGTGAAGCGTTTCAAAATTATAAATTTGGTCTCAACACTAGAAATTATATAGATGGTACAACACCTTTAGCTGGTGGATTCACATGGTCTTCTAAAAAATCATATTTTAAAACAGGACAATTAGCAGGTCCTGAAGGAAAACAAAGATTTGGTGAAAGTAGCGTATTTACAAAAAATTATGAGTCAGCGTTCAAAGATACTGAGTCTTGGAAAATAGAAGAAAACAATGTATGGAGAGACGGTTCAATTTTAGACACAACTCAAAAAATTGTTGATTCTGCAGACAGGTCAGGAATTAAAAAATTAGAACACGTTGGTACTGCGATAAATCAAATATCTAAAGTTTTTAATGATGGATATGTTGAAATGACAAAAGGTTCTCGAGTTATTAGATATACTTCAAAAAACTCAGTAGGTAGTACAGACAGTACAATAAAAGGATATGAATATTGTAGATTATTTACAAAAGATGTTCCTTTTACAAATTATTCACAACTACAAAAAACGGATGGTAATATTAGAAATTATACCTATTCAGTTTTAGATAATACATATAACCTTAATATTGTACCATTCAATGATAAAAACGGACAATCGTCAAATATTATTAATGGTCAGGTTAAAAAATATATGCTTTCGTTAGAAAATTTGGCTTGGAGAACATCAAACAAACCTGGTTTTACCGTACAAGATTTACCGGCTTGTGAAAGAGGACCCAATGGTGGTAGAATTATGTGGTTTCCTCCATATAACTTGACATTTAGTGAAGACACAAGACCCGACTTCAGTAATACAAATTTCATAGGTAGACCAGAACCCATATACACATATAATAGTACTGAAAGAAATGGGTCATTATCTTTTGACATTATAGTTGACCATCCCTCTATCTCAAACATTTTAGTGGACCAAGAGTTGAAAGATATAAAACCTGAGTCAGAATTGAAAAAAGTTATGGATTCATTTTTTGCAGGGTGTTTAAAATATGACATTTATACATTAGGTCAAAGATTCGCATCTTTAGCCCCACAGGATATTCAAACCGCTATTCAACTAATAAAATATCCTGAACAAGCAACAACCATAGTAAAAGAAACACCTGACCCCGAACCTGTAAAAGAAGAAATTGTAAAAACAACACCACCAGAAACTGAAACAAAAATTTCAGACCCAAAGTTTCAAGAAATATTTTTGTTTTTTGAAAACGCCCAACCTAACGATTCAAGTAGTTCAACAACAAGTAAAGATTTTGAATATTGGTATAATGAATATGTGTCAAATAAAACATTATATGACACAACAAAACCACTTAATAAAGTTTTTAAATATAGTGACGCAAATAAAGTGGCTCTTAACACAACAACAACTCCTACTTTTTCATTAACCGAATATGTTGACACAAGAAAACAAACCCTTAGTGGATTTTTTGATAATATATTACAAGAGTTTAATGATTTAAAAGAGTTTTTAAGTGAAGTATTTAAAGTTTTAGACTCAGGTGGAGAAGTCACTTTTGACTTATTGGCAACTGCCAGCTCAACAAATACCAGTGGTAATCAAAATTTGTCTGAAAGAAGAAACGATGCGGTTTTAAAGTTTATTGAAAAGTTTACAGTAAATAATAAAACTTTAAAATCATTTATAGATTCAGGAAAACTAAAAATAAATGCTAAAGCGACGGGCTCAAGTGCTGCAATTCAAGACCCTAAATATTCACAAATTGATTGTACCAAACCATTTAAATCACAATACGAAGAAGGAATTTATTCTGTACAGGCAATGGCATGTAGAAGAGTAAAAATTGAAAAAATTGTATATAAACCAGGACCACCCGCAAAATCAGAAACACCACCTTCACAAGTAGAGTCTGCTGCTCCAAATCCTACCGCTGCTGAAAGTACAGCACCGAAACCAACACCACAAAACCAAGTAATTGACAACTTTAAACAAACACCACAATATAAAGATTTGGCGAAAAAAATATTAAGAAGGTTACTTACAGAGTGTAATTATTTTCAAATGGTTAAAGAGACAAATCCATTTATTTATGACACAATTAGAAGTAAGTTTCAGTATTTTAATCCTGTTTTCCACTCTATTACTCCTGAAGGTCTAAACTCAAGATTAACATTTTTACAACAATGTGTAAGACCAGGAGATACAATTCCAACTGTTTCACAAAATGCGGCAGGAACATATAGTTTAGATTATAACGACGCCTTTAACAGTGCATTTGGTGCACCAC